CTAAACCAAGAATACCAAATACTTTTGGTCACTGGGGTAAATACCTACACCCTGACAGCCAAAAACACGTCTGGAAATACTGTTACGGCAAACAGCTCTGACACTGGCAATGGCGGCAGTTCTGTCGTCGGAAAATATGAGATAAGTGTCGGTCTGGATACTTACCTACAATCTACGGGGTGGAGCGTGGGGGCTTGGGGGGCAGGCACCTTTGGGTCTTCTTCTGCGATCAGCGCTTTAAATCAACTACGCCTGTGGACGCACGACAACTTCGGCGAAAATTTAATCATCAACCCTCGCGGCGGCGGGATATACCGTTGGCTAGAGAATGATGGGATTGAGGTTCGAGCCAAGGAGATGTCTCAGGTATCTGGTGCGAATAAAGTGCCAACAGTTGGTCTTCAGGTAATTACGGGCGAAACAGCTAGACACTTGGTCGTTCTTGGAACCGATCCCCTAACTAGCGGATCCAGAACAGGCGTCCTTGATCCCATGCTTATTGCTTTTAGCGATAGCGAAAATGAGTTAGATTTTGAGCCTTTAACAACCAATTCAGCAGGTAGCGTGCGGTTGTCGAGCGGATCTTTTATCATTGGCGGCTTAAAGTCTCGCCAAGAAATATTGATCTGGACGGATACCGCGTTGTATTCGATGAGTTTCATTGGTGCGCCGTTAACTTTTGCCGTTAATCTGGTGAACGAGGGGGCCGGACTGATCTCTCCAAAGGCTGCAATTAACGCACCTCGCGGTGTATTTTTTGCGAGCAAGACTGGCTTTTACACTTACGACGGCAGCGTAAAAAAATTAAGCTGCGACGTTCAAGAGTATGTTTTTGAAGACATTGATCTCAGCCAGAGCTTCAAATGTTTCATGGCGATAAACTCCCAGTTCTCTGAGACGTGGTTTTTTTATCCAAGTGTTGAGGATGGAACTGGCGAGATATCGCGCTTTGTAATCTATAATTATGAGTCTAACACTTGGTCTATCGGGAAGATGGTGAGATACGCATGGCTTGACGCGGGTATCGAAAACCAACCGAGGGCGGCCTCTTCAATCGGATCGACATATTGTTTATTCGAGCACGAACTTGGCTTCGACGATAACGGCGCAACCATGACAGATGTCTTCATAGAGTCGGCAGACGTAGATATTTCGGATGGCAACAACTACTCTTTTCTGAAAAAGATTATTCCTGACGTGAATTTTGTCACGGAGGTCGGAGTATCCGCAACTCCGGCGATGAATATTGTCGTTAAACGGCGAGACTTTTCAAACGCTTCTTTGGTCACCGACAGCACGACTCAGGTAACCGAGTCGAGCACCTTCACAAATGTGCGCTCAAGGGCAAGGCAGCTAGTTTTTAGGTTTGAGTCTGACGAGGACGCCGCTACGCCGCTTGGCTACAAGTGGAGACTCGGCTCGACAAGAATTGATATTCAACAGTCAGGTCGGCGATGAGTGTTCTGCTTGAAACAAGGTTGCCGCTTGCGCAGGGTGATAGCGTTGACAGTCAAACGTATAACCGTCTTGTGCGGGTTTTAGAGTTAAATTTAGGTCGAGTAGATATTTCAATCTCTCCTCACTTTAATTCAACTGAAATCAGTGAGCTACAATTTGCAACGGGCGCAATTATATTCAATACTAGCACCCAGACGCATCAAGCCTTTGATGGCACAAATCTGCGCAATCTTTATGCGCACCAGACTCATCCAGAGAGTCAGGCAATAACAAGCGCTGTCGGCGCTGTGACGGTGAACACATGAATGATTTTTTGCAGAAGCGAATTCAAAATATGATCAGCGGCAGTGATCGCATGATGAATGCTTATCCTGAAGATTTAAGTGTTGTTGAGCAAGATCGTTTGCGCGATCGAATAAATCAAGATCCTCAGTTTGCCGCTCAATATCGAGAGTCTACTGACTACGCTCAGCCTCAGTCGGGCGGCACCATGTCTGATCAAGAGCGTCAAATGATAATGCAAAACATCATGGAGATGCAAAGCCAGATTGATTCTGAGACAGATCCAACGGCCCGAATGCAACTGAATCATCTCCAAGAGGCTCTTGAGGTTGGCATGAACGCCCCTTACTCGCGTCAAGCCGTTGAGCTAACCAAACAGGGCAGGGGCGAAGACAGTGCGATGGCACATCTGAGGCCGGGCGAGGTCATCCTGCCGCCAGAGGCGTTAGAGGATCCTCAATTCGAGCAGACTGTGCAAGCTAAATTTGAGGAGCTTGGAATTGACCCGATGGAGGCGGTTGTCGGTGTCGGCATTGCAAGCCTCAACCCGAATACTGGGTTAGAAGAATTTGGTTTTTTCAAAAAAATAGGTAAGTCAATTGGCAAAGTAGTCAAAAAAGTTGTCAAGCCGGTTGCTCAAGTTGCTCAGTTTGTGCCCGGCCCTTGGCAACCCTTTGCGATTGCGGCAAACAAGGCTTTCACAGTATATGACGTGGCAACTGGCAAAGTTAACCCCCTTGCGCTTGCAACACTTGCGATGGGGCCAAAAGTTGGCGGTGGCGGAATGCCGGGCGGAGCAACGCCACCATATGCAGGCGGAGGCGGGTTTCTCGACTCGATATCGAAGGGTATTGGTTCGATCGGAGAGTATGTTACCGCAGGTGCAGACGGCGTTGGCTTGTTGGGTAACCTCGGCAAGGGCATAGGCAGCATTGGAACTAACTTATCGCAGGGCTTGAGCAATGTCGGCGAGTACGTTTTTGCAGGCAAGGATGGCGTCAATCTACTAGGCAACCTTGGAAACGCAGCGGGGAATGTTGGCGAGTACGTTTTTTCGGGTCAGGACGGAAGCAACCTGCTCGACAACGTAGGCAGGGATGTATTCGGTTACGGTGTAACTCCTGATGATCAGCTTGCTGATATGCTCACCAAGGTTGATGCAACCACGGGCAGGCAGATCCAAGATATGATGGGCGCGGGGATGTCTTCTGCAGACATTCTTGCGCAGATGGGCGGTCAAGGGCCGGGTCTGCTAAACCAGATAGGCGGTGCAATGAACGCTATGCAGGGAGGAATGCAGCCTGCAGGGTATCAGCAGGGCTATCAGATGCAGAGCGGCTACAGCGACGATGCTCTGACTTCCCTCTACGCAAATGCAAGTCCTCAGATGCAGGCGCAGATGGCGGCGGCAATTCAGACAGGGCAATTCACGCCGCAGCAAATCTTTTTTAATTTTGGCGGCGGGCAGCAGGGCGGGCAGCAGGGCTATCAGAATGCAAATCGTTCTTTATTGTCTAGCTTAAATAAAGAATTAAATCCTTTTGTACACGGCAACAGATTTGACGCTGCTTTCGACACCCCTGACTTTATCAAAGACATTGGCAATTCACTTGGTTTCGGTGGCTCAAATCCCACGCCTAACGTGATAAAAAGTTTAACTCAGATTGGCGGAGGCGGTTCTGGCGGGGTCGGCGGTTCGGGAATTGGCTTAGGCGGATTGGGCATTGCTGCATTGCTCGGCAAGATGGCATATGACAACGCCAAAGACGCCAAGGGCGTGCCACTGACACCGTTGACGCAAATGTCACCAACTGGTCGGTACAACATTGAGGCCGAAGTAGCTCGAAGGATGGGCAACTCAAGGCCAGACCCTGTTGAGTTTGGATTGTTACCAGAGGGAACATTTCCCACCCTAAGCGGCGGAAGGCCAGAGGTTGAGCGCAAGATGCAGTATGGTGGCCCCGTCATGGCTTATGCCGAAGGCGGTAATGTCGATAACCAAGAGTTCAAGAAGATGGATGGCAAGATTGCCGGAGAGGGAACAGAAACTAGCGATGACATTCCTGCCATGCTATCCGACGGCGAATATGTTATGACTGCACGCGCTGTGCGCGGTGCAGGAGCTTATGAGATGAAGAAGAAAGGTGGCATCATCACTCTCGAAAAAGGCAGCAAAGAGAGTCGAGACGACGGCACAAGCCTGATGTATGACCTAATGGCAATATTCGAAAAAGGCGCGAGGGCATCAGCATGAGTCAATTAGCTTCCCCGAAGGCAAGAGCCTTGCAAGCGCTTTACGCAAAATCGCCAGAAGTGACGGCGATGAATAGAAGAACTAACGAGATAGCCGCTCAATATGGAATAAATAGTCCAGAGTACAATGCGTCTGTCGAAGAGCTTTTTGCTCTTCAAAATAAACTCGGAACAGAGGCTAGAATTACGGGCGATCAAAATGCTAATTACGACCAAAATGCTAATTACGATGGAGGCACCTTAGGGTCTTTGTTGGGCGGCTTGGGTAGAAACTTGGGCGGTTCATCAGGAGGCCGAGATCCGAGTGATTTTTTTCACTCTACAGGTACAACGGTCTATACAGATTATGATCCCGCCACTCGAACAGTAGCGAAAAGCATGGGCGGTGTTGCAGGGATGATTGATGGTGGTCGAATCAGCGTTGATAAGCTGATGGACAAAACAAAAGTTACGAGTATCGGTGAAGGAATTGGAGGATTTAGCGTTTTTGGCGACTATGACCCAGAATTTGCCGATGCATTCAGAAATTTTGAAGCCCAACAGCTTGCAGCTCAGCAATTTAGTAATGACGGTAGTGCTCCGACTGGCTCAGGCTTAGGCTCTTTACGCTCAGGCTTAGGCTCTTTACTCAACCTTTTGGAACAACCTACACAGGCTCCAGAAGAGTTTAGCTATATGCCGCAACTCACTGCAACTGACCAGATGTATACCGCATACAGTGATTATGATCCAGTGTCGCAGACCGTAAAACAAATAGATTCTGGCGGCATGACAGGCCAGACCTCTGAAAAAATAGTCAATATAAATGAGATTCAAGACCCAAACTTTATTGCAGCCTTTCAACAATTTCAGGCTAGGCAGGCGCAATCTCAGCAACCTGTAGCTCAGCAGCCTGTAGCTCAGCAACCTGTAGCTCAGCAACCTGTAGCTCAGCAACCTGTAGCTCAACAACCTGCAAATATGTATGCGGGTCAAGACACAAGCCAGAATCCATACGTCAGCGGCATTACCCGCGATGACACATACATGGATCCGTACACGCAACAATTGCTCTATGGTTTGGGCGGCATAGGCGGATTCATACCAGGCGCTATGCGTGCCGCAGAGAGAACCTTCTTTGACGATCAGGGTCGCCCTATTGTCATTGGTAAAGAGACTGCAGGTTTTTCTCCCGATCAGATTATTGCGCAGACTCTGGCTCGAAACCAGATCGGCTCGATGTCTCCCTACCTGCAAGAATCTGAGCAGGCGTTTCGTGGTGGCCTTGATAGTTTAAAGCGCGGTCAAGCGGCTCAGGTTGGTCAGGCACAGAGGGGCTTTGGTGAGCTTCAGAGGGGTGCGGGGCAAGAGAGTCAGCAGCGGTCGCTTGGCCTTGAGGATGCTCTCTACGGCATCGACAGGAGTATGCTTGAGCAACAGGCAGCTCAGGTTGGTCTTGAGGGCGACATGGCTAAGAGATTGGGCTTGGCAGGAGGCAGTGTCGGCAGGTTTGGCACAGATATTGATGAGTCTAAAAACATATTGCGCCAGACAACCGACAGGTTTGATCCAGAATCGACCGAAAGGTTTTATGATCCCTATGAAGATCAGGTCGTGCAGCAGGTGATCAGGGACGCAACAGAGCGTTTGACGATTGACGACATTCGGGCAAACGACAGGAATATTGCTGCCGGCGGGCAGTCTGCGTTTGGATCACGGGCTAGGCTGTCAGCGGCTGAGCGGGCAAAGGCGATGGGCGAAGGTCTGGCTAAACAGCTAGGCAATATTCGTAGCCAAGGATATCAGAGGGCGCAAACTGCAGCGATAAGAGATTTTGAGAATCAACAAGCTGCTCGCAGATCCGCATCGAGCGGTTTAGCGGGTCTTTCCGGCCAACAATTTAACGCTCAAGGCGGTTACGAAGGGTTGCTAGGATCTCAAGCAGCGCAGCGTTACGGCGCAGCAACTCAGCTAGGGGATACTGCATTTAGGCTCGGTCAAGCCGGTCAGCAGGCGCGAGGAACGGCAGGTTCTGGTGCTCTCAGCACTGCAGGGCAGTTAGCCTCTGGCTACGGTCAGCTCGGCAGCTTGTACGGCAACATAGGCTCCGGTCAACTTGCCGCGCAGTCTAACTTCGGCAACCAGATAACTGGTCTAGGCACGCAGGCACGGGCGGCAGGGGCGCAGGATGTTGCCTCACTAGGCAGGATGGGAGGCCAGATTCAGGGGCAGCGACAGACTGATCTTGACGCTCAGAGGGCAAATCTAATGCAAGCGCAGCAGGCTCCTTTGGCTCAATATAATGCCTTAGCGCCCTATATGACGACTGCTGTTCAAGCTGCAGGTAGGGGATCTCAGGTTAGAACTAACTTCGCCCCGCCGCCAGATCCATTTACTGTGGGAATTGGCACTGGCTTGAGTGCGTTGGGTTCGATTGGCAATTACGCCAACCCATATGGCTATCGGAATAACAATCAGCCAACAGGCGCTCAGCCAACAGGCGCTCAGACAACAGGCGCTCAGCCGACGCAAAATAACCCCAACAGCGGGGGCAGTTTTTACAATATGCCGTACAATCCAAGCGGTGGCGGTGGATTTGGGGCAATGCCTGCGCCCTATTACCCGATGCAGCAGATGCCCGGCATCTATCAGGCAGGTACGCAACCGAATGTCTTGCAAAATCCTTACGGTCAGTCCATGCCAAATCAACCGCAGACTTATTACGCATAGGTACAGCCATGATATATCGAAATCCTTTTGACGTGATGGATCCAAACGCTCCGACTAACGCAGCCGCGTCAAGCGCGATGGGCGCTATTGCTGATGCGGTTGGTCAGATGCCAGATCCTATGGCGATGAGTGGTGAGCTGAATCAATCAGATACAGGCGACGTTGACAGACAGATTAGTGAGATCATGGCGCAGTTAAATCAGGTAGATCAGCAACCTAATACGTTTGATCAAAATTTTGAAAACTATCGCAACCGTTTGTCTGGGGTTTTTACAAGATCGCCGAGGCCAACTATTTTTGATCTGGCGTCAGATCTTGGGGCGTCACTTTTAGCCGACACGACTCAAGATCCTTATGCCGGTCTTGGCAGAGGGTTCTCTCAGTTCAATAAGCGCTTTGAAAAAAACAAAAAAGAAAGGATAGCGCTAGACCAACAGATTGGAATGAAGGCTATGGAGATGGCCTTAACCGATGAGCGTAACGCTGAAAAATATTTAAACGAGCGGCTGCTGAAAAGAATTGAGCTTAGCGGAAAACCTTTTGCGCCCCTCGTTTACGAGATTGACGAGCTTGGCGCAGACGGAAACCCAACGGGAAATAGGGTTCAGGTTCAGGTTGACCCAAGAAATATTTCTGAAGTCCAAGCCATTAAGGGTAATTCAAGCGCCACGTTAATCAGGGGATCGCAGGTTAACATTGACCAACGCGCACCAAAGCCATCAGAATTTGATATAGGGCAAGGAAAGAACCTTGCTGCTCTTTACAAGAGAATTGATGCAGATTACGACAACGCAAGAAGCCAAAATGACTTAACGAACAGTTTTCTTTATCAATTAAACAAACTGGGAGAAGAGAATTTTGGATCAGTGGCGAGTAGAGCATTAGGAGGAAGAAAACTTTTATCAGAGCTTGGGCTTATATTAGGCAAGAACATTGCAGACCAAGAGTTGGTAAATACGCTTGGAACAAGGATTGCTATGGGCCTTGTTGGTCAGACCAAGGGTGCAATTACTGAGATGGAGATGAATTTATTTATTGCCGCGTCACCATCCCTTGCCTCTAGCTACGAAGGCGCTATGAAACAGGCCACTTATCTGCAAAGAATTGCAAATATGAAGATGAAGGTATCTGAGGAGTTTAACGATGCCGTTGCTAATGGGCTTCTGGATGACGCAGATAATGACGCAAAAAAATACAGCATTGCCAAAGGTTGGGAGCAAAGATGGCATAAAAATAACCCCCTGTTTACTCCCGAAGAAATGCAGGAGCTAAGAAATTTTGCTGAAAAAGAGCCAGAAGTTGCTAAGGCTTTGAGACAAGAAATAAAGATAGATCAGGACTCTCCCAAATCTACTGATACCGCAGTAGATGCAATGGGGGACTTTGAATGAGTGAAACTAAAACAATAACAATAGACGGCTTGGAATATGTTGTGCCAGACTATGTAACTGAGGAGTTTGCTCTGGCAAACCCTAAATTTGCAGCTCGCCACGCTCAAGCAATGGAGAAAAAAATAGCCGCTTTGGTTGCCCCGACCGAAGAAGAACTTTCGCGTGAAGACGAAAAGTCTGGCGTCAAAGATGCGCTCTTGGCAGGGTTGTCAAATGATCAAGGCTATCAAATATCTTGGTTGGCAGGCAATCGTTTTCCAGAGATACTAGAAAGCGGCCAAGACCCGTCGAACTATTATTTTCTCGACGAAAACAACGACATCAGTTACGTCGATCCCTACACCGGCAAGACTACAAAAGAGTTTGATGATAATTTTTTTGGCACGCTAATGAATACTTACGGGATGGTTGGGCCAACCGCTCAGTTCTTAACCGAGGCGGTGCCGGCGACTGTTGGTATGGGTTTAGGGGCTTTCTTTGGAGGAATACCCGGCGCTATGGTCGGTGGAGCGGGTGGAACGGCGGGTGGAGCAACAATTGCCGGTGCATCTAGGATGGGCATATCCGCCGCATTTGACGGGCCACCAATTAATGTTGCCCAGATGAAAGAAGACTTGGCATATAGCACTGCATTTGGTGCTATTCCAATTGGCGTTGGTGGTGCAAAGGGGCTTGGAAATATTTACAAGTCGGTTAGTGGAAAGTTTCCAGACGGTGACGGTCGTAGTGTTCTTGAATCAATCATGCGAGAGGGCGGAAATACCGTTGACGAAAAAATTGCATTTGCTAAGAGCAAATATGACGTAACCCTCACTCGCGGTGAGGCTCAAGAAATAATGAGCAATGCAGGTATGCTTCAGAAATATCTGCAGATGCAGGGCGGATCTCAGAAGATATGGGACTTTTATCAGAATCGTGCGCTTCAAATTGAAGAAATTGCTGAAGAGTTTTTTGATGGAATAATTCAGGGAAAGTATCCTAAAGGAAGCCAAGGTAGAGCTGCATCCACCTACCCCAGACTATCTGGCAGGATGGGTTTAGAGCCAGAAGTAGATGTTGCTAAAGCGGCGGCTGAGTCATTAAAAACACTTGCAAATAGAAGGATGCAAAGAGCTGCGCCAGTATATAAAAACGCCTATGAGCTTGACGTAACTATTGACGTTTCAGATGTCGCATCACAAATTAAATCAAAACTTGATGACCCAAACTTTAGTGGGCCATCGAGAGCGGCTTACAAATCAATTTACGACGGTCTTTTGGATAAAACTAGGCCAATTAAAGACGAGGCCGGTAAGGTCGTTGATTATGAGCTGAGGGACAGCACAGAATTGTTGCACGACTCCCTGAAAAATAATTTTAGAGACACCATAGAAACTCTTACAACAGAAAGACGCAAATCATTAAAGGCGGAGATTTCTGAATTAAGGTCAACAATCTCTGAAAAATTAAAACAAGCCAACCCAGAATACAAGAGGGCAAATGAAATTTATGACCCTAGCAAGGGGCATCTTGAAATTCTTAATAATTCGGCAGTTCATAATTTTGCAAACGTTGCTGAACTTGGTGGAGAAAGAGCGGCAGGGTTAGCTAAAAGATTATTTAATGGCACCTCCACCGTAAGAGACGCTAAATTGTTAAGAAGAATGATTAGCACTGAAGACCCTCAAGTATGGCAAAATTTTAAGGGTTACTGGCTTCGCACGCAGCTTGATAACGCTGTTGCCGACAGTACAACTGTTTTGGGAGTGCCCAATAAATTCTTATCTAAGATTGGATTGAGGGGTAAGGCGTTATCTGGAAGAGGAGCAATCGCGGCAAGAGGAAAAAGAGCAAAAGTTTTTGAAGAGATTCTTGGGCCGGAGGAGTTTCAGGTTTTTAGGGACGTTGTTGAGTTAATGCAGGCGACCAGTTACATTGCCACGCAGGGCGGCTCACCTACGCAACCGTTGTTAGCTATTCAAAGCCTGCTCGAAAAACAAAGCGGCGGAGCGTCTAAATACGCCACCAGTGCTATTCGGTCAATAATTGAAATACCTCAGAGGCTATTGGTTCGAGGATTTGATGACGTATCAAAGGCGACCCTAAACTTTCAGCGGGAAGCCTATGAGGACAGACTTATTCAGGCAATGATTGACCCTGAGTTTGCGGCTCAGCTTGCTAAAGAGATGGAGGCGGTTAAGCCCCTCTTATACTTTGCCACCCAAGCTGTAGCAAGGGGAACCCCAGAAGTTCTTGATAGCTTGGCGTTTGAAGCCGACGAGACTAGCAAGGATGGCGGCATTCGTCGAAGCGATGAGGGCATAGATGTATTGAAACGCGCTCAAGAGGCTACAGAGGCCGAGAGAGCGGAGGCTGATGCGGTTGATAGGCAGAGGCTAGAGTCGTCTATAAATAGCTTTGATGTGCCTACAATGGGAGAGATGCAACCGCTACCAGAGATGAGCATCAATCCTGCAATGTCACCCACGCTGCTGCCCAACCCAAAGGATCGAGAGTTAGCGATGCGGCTACAGCCTGCAGGCGCAGGTATCGCAGGGTTGATTTAATCTGCGTCCGACATGGCAACAGATATCATCGCGCCATCGACTTCGTAATCAAACTCATACCCCATGTGCGCCTCGTCCTCGATCTTTATGACGAGGTTCCTGCTCATCAGCCGCATGAGAGCCGCCTGTTGATGCATGGTTAGACGAGAGAAAAGGTCAATGACTTCACTGGCCTCAAGCACGGGTCGATAAGTCTGCGCCAGTTTTTTCTCTGGCTTATCATCCTCAAACATTGACGCGAGGCCGATAATTTTGCCTAGTAAAGATTCTGTCATGTTCAGCCTCAATCAATATTTTTAGCTCGGCATTCTTTGTACGTCGCTCAACGCCGCAGATTTCATTGAGCAGGTTGTAGGTATCCTCGTCCACAGCGAGGCTCTTCCGCTGTACCTTCTTTTTCGTCTCCATAGTCCATCTCCAATGATATGTTGCACATTGTTGCATAAATATATAAGATTGGCAAATGCATAAAATACAAAACTATTTACTCTCGATGCAGTCAAGTTGGTACGTAAATCAACCCCTGCTAAAGGCTGTAGACGAGACTGTACCCATGATAATGCGGTACAAGGTCAAGGACGGTAAGGAGACATTGCCGCAGACTCCGGTCTACAAAATGTGCAAGAAAGTGTTCCCAGACATCTATAGAGTCCCCCTCTTTCGTCGGCAGTTTTGCTCGATGCTATGTGAAGAGATTGACCTGATGAAGAACTCTGTAGATTTTGAGCCAAACCCAGAAGAGGATGAGCTGAGGCAGATACCTGAGATTGTGCTCAAGACGCAGGTGCCTGAGCTGTACAGGTCGATGTGGTTCTTGGTAAAGACTGCCATCAATCCCATCCTGATGAGCCTGTACTGCCGCGATAACTTTGAGATTGCCTCGGTGCAGATCGCCAACTACTCGCCGAAGGGCAAGCAGAAGGGCGCTTGGCATCACGACGATTCATCCGACATCAGCATAGTGATACCCCTTAACACTGGTAAGTATGAGGGGGGAGGCACTGAATTCTACAACAAGGGTGTGCTCAAACCATTGCCAAGCGGTCATGCGCTAATCTTTCCGAGCCTATCAAACCTTCACAGAGGGTTGGCGGTTACCGAGGGGGATCGCTACCTGTTGGTGTTCTGGTTGGTAGACAAAAACCGTGCAGTTGATATAGTTAACTCGATATAGGAGATAAATATGGAACAGGTAACAATTCGTGTGGGCAGAGATGCGATCGGTGAGTCAAAGAGAGAGATCTTGGCGACGGTTCGTCTGACAAACTATCACGCCGAAGACTCGGCATTTAGCAAAGAGTGTAACGCAGTGCTTTCTGCGCTGAAGCTCGCATACGCCTCGCATAGCACGCACGACGGCGACATTCAGATTACGAGCACTGGCACCATTGAGCACGTTAACTCTTGAAGCCCTATGTTTACAAATGCACCCTAGAGCGGGTGGTAGACGGAGATACTATCGACGTAACAATATCGCTTGGTTTCGATATTTACCTGCACAAGCAAAGGCTCAGGTTGCACGGCATCGATACTCCAGAGTGTCGCACCCGAAACCTTGCAGAGAAGAAGTTAGGCAAGGCTGCGGCGGCTAGGCTTACGGAGTTGTGTGCGCACAAGTTTAAGATTGAATCGCTCGGCAGGGGCAAATACGGCAGGATATTGGCGATACCTTTCACCGCTGCCGATGAAGATATATGTCAGATTTTGATAAACGAGGGGCACGCAGTAGAATATTTTGGCGGCAAAAAAACAAAGGTCTGGTAGACGCTGCGCAGATGCGTCTTTAAATAACGCGGTGTAATTCCTGCCGCTAAAATTTGCGAAGTCCAAGGTTTTTTGTTTTCTTTACCTATGATATCGGCTTGGCCCCACCGTAGGGCGAAGCGGGGCTTTATTCCCTCCTAAAAATAATTACACTTTTTTGCACATATTTGCATATAAACTGTTGCACAACGACACGGTATGTGAGACTATAGCAATGAAGTTAATCAATTGGAGAAAGTTATGGGACACAGGGTAGGGTATATAGCAGGCGGGAGCGAAATCGAAAACCCAGAGGCGTATAGCAACGCTATCAAGCGCAACATTATCGCCAACGCTCGCAAGACATGGTTAAAAACTCAGGAGCGTGCTGATGAGATCCACACTTGGCTACTCTCCAATGCGATGAGCAACGAATTTGCGAGAAGCTTGGACGAAGCTCTTAGCGCTTACGGCAAGCTTTCACCAAATCAGGGCGCGGCTGTCTTGAAGATCATTGATGGCAACATAGCCAAGAAGGCCGAGTGGGCGGCAAAGAACGCCGCCGAGAACGCTGATGCAGAGGCTATCGTGAACGGCAAGCAGGTCATCACTGGTGAGGTCATTAGTGTCAAGAATCAGGAAGGCTACTACGGCGATACTCTGAAGATGCTGGTTCGTGATGATCGAGGCTTTAAAGTCTGGGGCTCCGTGCCTAGATCACTGAGTAACGCGGCCTACGAGGATAGGACTACCGTGAAAGGCAGTCGCGTTACCTTCTCTGCCACTGTTGAGGCCAGCGAAGACGATAACAAGTTCGGCTTTTACAAGCGACCAACCAAAGCAAAAATGGAGGCCAAGGGTGACTAAGTACAACAAAAAGGCGGTCGATAAGGCCATTAAGAAAGATCCAAGAATCAAAGGCAAAGAGGCGAAGTTAATCCACGCCCTTTTGCGCGGACGAACCGCCCCCAAGGGGGCATAGGAGAAATTATGTTTCACGCTAAATGTTCAGATCCAACCAGCGGCACTACGTTCGCTGTACTAAACGGCTTCGATCCAAGCAAGTACAAGACCTGCGCGGGCGCCGCCAAGGGGTTTCACAAGTCACTTAAAGCCTACGCCAAGAAGGCTGGCTATAACACCGACTACGGCCCGATCCTTAGATCTCCCAGCGAGGAGGTTGAATACACTGGCTCTAAATTCTGGTCGGTAACTTGGGAAGAGGGCCCCTACGAGTGGGGAATTTGCACTTCCTTTGATGTGACCGGAGACTGGGGATACGCCGAGCCGTACTACAGCTTCGATCTTCACTTTGTTTCAAAGTAAAAATGTTTAGGAAAAATGGTCAGCTTTCGCTGGCCGTTTTTGTATGCGCAATTGTACAACGACACGATATGTGCTATAATGGGTCTTAATTAAGGAGAGTGTGATGAGTGTTTTAGTTGGAAAGATAAATGTGTTTGCAAAAAAGTACGAGGTTCCTCCCAACGTGGCAATGATGTTGCCGCCGATATTCAAGAACGCGGCAGGCAAGGTTGGCATGGATGTTGAGGAGCTAGTGGATGTTGCGACAGGCAAGAACGCGGAGTTGGCTTTGTATCTAATTACGATTGCCGATGACTGCGCCAAGAGCAAGACTGGCCTGAAGCTTTGGAATGAATTTATTGAGAAGGAGGTTGCGTGATATGAAGGTAAAAATTGAATTTACGGTGGATGTGGATGCTAATGTCATTCAGACATACATGGACGATTTGTGCGAATCAGATAAGACAAAGCGGGAGTTTGTGAAGTCTTGGATTCAGAACAGCGGTATCTCTGATCTTGAAGAATCCCTTGGCAATAATGGATTTGGATACAATACCGTGGAGGTAGTAGCATGAGTAACGTATCAGAGACTGCAAGGCTCAAGAAAGTCTTTGCAAACCGCGTTCGTCGAGTCTGCAAGTTGCATGGGATAGAAATTATCTATGACGGAGTGCCCAAGAACTACGCTGGCGTTGAGCTAGTAAAGGGCGACGCTGTTTTGTTTGCTGACCGATCAACTAACGGGCGCCCGCTCGATATTAACTGGGAGCGTCTTTACGAAGAGCTTATAGATTACGGCTACAAATGCCGAGAGAGGAAGGTTGCATGATCAAACCGCTCAAACAGATCAATAACATCTATGGCTACGTTCGTGTTTCAACTAAAGAGCAGGTTCGTAGCGGCGTGTCTATTGATGTTCAGCAACAGCAGATCTCTGAGTTCGTCAAAGAAAAGTACAACCGAGAGGTTACAGATTTTTTTGTTGACGACGGCGTGTCTGGCACGATGCCAATACTTGAAAGAGGAGGATCCCGTGGTCTGACTGACGTCATCGATCAGAACGACATTGTTATTTGCACTCGATTGGATCGTTTGTCTCGCTCAAGCGCAGACCTTTTAGCTATAATACCAGTTTTGCAGGACATTGGGATTACGCTGTTTTTTTGCGAGCAGTTTGGTGAGGTTCCGATTGTTTATCCCAAGCCAGAAGGCCAGAAAGGTCTGCGAAGCAAATTCGATATGAACGAGATGGCTAATCAAATTATGCTGATGGTTTTATCTGCCGTGGCTGAGATCGAGCACTCTACAATCAAGGACAGATTTGGCGATGGCAAGGTAGATTGGGCGTCACGCGGATACTTTATTGGCGGTAGCGCACCGTTTGGATATCGAAAAGAAAAGGAGAAGCACGGCAACAAGACCCGCACTAGGCTTGTTGAGATACCCGAAGAGCAAGAGGTGCTATCTACTATTTACAGCTTGAGAGATAGGGGTCTGGGCGCCAAAAGGATTGCCCGAGAAGTCTCCTCTTTGCACGAATGCGCGAAGGACATAAGTTACTCTAAGGTTCGCAGAATCTTGGACAGAAAATTTCAAGGTTTGCAAGAGGTCGCGTAGGTGTATAATGGCTTTACATTTGAAAGCAGTGGGCGAAGTTTCACGTAAAATAAATCGTTCGCTAGACGAATTAAGATATTTGCTAGAGAAT